AGGGCGCGGAGTTCCAGTGCGTGTGCTTCGACGAGCTCACGCAGTTTTCGGAGGTTGCGTACTCGTACCTACTCAGCCGCATCCGACGCACGAAGGGTGGGGCGCTCGACCGCGTGCCGCTGCGCATGCGCGGCGCAACGAACCCCGGCGGCGTCGGTCACGCGTGGGTCGCGAAGCGCTGGGGCATCCAGCCGGACGGGCATCAGGACGTGGCGCAGGCGCGCGATGAGGAGACAGGCGAGGCCCGCGTGTTCGTGCCCTCGCGCCTCGACGACAACCCGCACTTGGACCGCGACGAGTACCGCCGGGCGCTCGCGCGGCTCGACGCGACGACGCGCGCGCAGCTCGAACGCGGGCTGTGGGTGCAGGACAACGCCGGCCTGGTGCTCCCGCTGACGCGCGACAACCTCGTGGACGTCGCGCCGCGGGGCTTGCGCTGCGTGCTCGGCATCGACCTCGGCTCATCGGAGAGCGAGGAGACGCTCGCGCTTGCGGTCGTCGGGTGGGCGCCTGGCGTGCCCGATCGGGCATGGGTCGTCCACGCCGAGAAGCACACCGCGATGCTGACCGCGGACCTCGCGCGGCGCATTCGCGAGCTCGACGCGCGCTTCCGCTTCGAGGCGATGGTGATGGACGAGGGTGCGCTCGGGCGTCAGTTCGGCACCGAAGTTCGCGCACGCTTCCGCCTGCCCGTGAGCCCCGCGCGCAAAGAGAACCGCGTGGGGTACGCGAAGCTCTTTCGCGACGCTGCCAGGGGCGCCTCGCAGCCTGAGGACCGGCCCGGCATCGCGCGGCTCTACGTGCACGCCGAGGATGCGGTGCCGCTCGTCGAGGAGGCCGCGGAGCTGCTGTGGCACGACGACGGGAAGCGCATGGTCGGCAAGTGCCACGCATACGACGCGAGCCTCTACGCCTGGCGCCGCGCGCTCGCGTGGCTCGAGGAGACGCCGCCGGAAGTGCCCAGGCCTGGCACGTCGGAGCACGCAGAGGCTGAGCGTGTCAGACTCCAGATGGAGGCGACGCGTCGGATGCAGTCGAAGAACCAGGGCTGGTGGAAGAAGCGGTGAGCCATGGCATCGAAGAAGAACGGACCCCCGAAGCGCATCAACGCACCCGACCCCTCGCCGCACACCGACCAGGGCACGCGGGAGTGGTGGCGCATGGACGGCAAAGCCGCGACCGACGCGCTCACGTCGATGCTGCTGCGTGCGCGCGAGGATGATGCGTCACGCCGCGACCGCATGAAGGCGGACCTGAGCCTCTACCTCAACCGCAACATCACGTCGCTCGACGCGTGGGACTACGCGAAAGCGAAGGACCGCACGGCGGACAATCCGCGCCTGAACGCGGCCCGGTCCGCGGTGGACACGCTGCATGCGCAGATGGTGAAGAGCCTTCCGCGCTCTGTGCCGCTGACCGAGGACGGCACGTGGACGGCGCAGAGGCAAGCGAAGGCCTACGGGCTCTTCCTCGACGCGGTGAAGGACCGCAACAACTGGCGCGTGACCTTCCCGCTGCTCGTGCGTGACGCGCTAGTGCTCGACCCCGGAGTGGTGCGCTGTCACTCGGTCGTCGATGACGACGACGTCGGCACGATCAAGCTCACGCGCGTGTTGCCGCACGAGATCCTCGTCGACGCGGTCGACGCGGTCTACGGCACTCCCCGCTGCCTCTACTACCAGACCCTCGTCGACCGGCGCGTCGCGCAAGAGACGTGGCCGGAGCATCGCGAGGCCATCGAGCGCGCCCCTCGGGCGACGCGCATGGGCACGACGTACCGTGCCGGGTCGGACCAGATCGAGGTCGTGGAGGCGTGGCACCTCCCGAGCCGTAAGGGCGCGAGTGACGGGCGGCACGCGGTGGTCGTGCTTGGCGTTGATGCGCCGATGAGCGTGCGCGAGTGGACGCGCGAGAGCTTCCCGTTCGCGCTGCTGTCGTATTCCCCGGCGTTCATGGGCATTTTCGGGACGACCTTGGTCGACGAGATCGCAGGACTGCACGTCACGCTCAACGAGGTCGACGAGGCCATCCGCGACCGCATCTCACAGAGCACGGGCTTCTTCATCAACTACCTCGGGTCGAAGCTGAAGCTCCGGCTCGACAACGACACGCAAGTCGCCATTTACGACGTCGAGGCCGCTGCGGGTGAAGGCGCGGTCGAGTACCACGCGCCCAACCTCGTGAGTGCGGAGCTGCTGAGCGAGCGCGAGCGGCTCTTGGGCCTCACGCTCCAGATGCCGGGCATCTCGCAGCTCGCCGCGCGCAGCATGAAGCCCGCCGGGCTCGACTCGGGCGTCGCGCTCCGTGAGTATCAGGACATCGAAGCCGAGCGGTTCGCGGCGTTTGGAAAGCAGATCGAGGCCTTCGAGCTCGCGGTGAGCCGCCTCATCCGCGACGAGGCGCGCGACCTCTACGAAGCCGGAGTCGATGTCGAGGTGAAGGCATCGAGCCGTAAGCGCGGGCGCCGTGTCATGGCGCGCATCCAGTGGAAGGACTTCGCGAGCGCGGAAAGCGACTTCGAGATCCAGGTGTTCCCCGCCTCGCAGCTCCCTCGCCAGCCCGCCGGGCGTCTCGCGATGGTCGAGCAGCTCATCGCCGCCGGTTTCCTCGGCAAGGACGATGCAATGCGCTTGCTCGACTTCCCCGACGTCGAGGCGACGATGTCGGAGCAACTCGCGCCGTACCACCTCGCGCTTGAGTGCGTCGAGAGCATCCTCGAGGACGGTGAGCTCGTGCCGCCGATCCCTGAGATGGACCTCGCGCTTACCGCGCGCGTCGTGAACCTCGCGATTTTGCGCGCCACGCTGGATAAGGCGCCGAGCGACCGCGTCGGGATGCTGCGGACCTTTGCGAGTCAGGTGCAAGCGCTCGCGTCACGCGCCGCACAGGCGCAAGCGGGGCCCGCGGGAGGGTTCGTGCCCAACGCTGCTGGGCAGCTCCAATCGGGGCTGCCCCAGAACGCTGCGCCGCAGGGCGCGCCGGTGATCGCATGAGAGGAGAGGGAGCATGAGCGAGCAGACCCCGGCGCCGAGCGCGCCGCAGACACCCGCGCCCGAGGCGAAGCCCCCGACGCGCACCGACTACGTCGCAGCCGCGAAAGCGAAGCTCGCGACGATGGCGCAGCAGGGCCCGGCCGACCCGGTCGCGCCCACGGAGCCCGCTCCGGCACCCGCGCCGCAGTCGAGCGCAGCAGCGGCCGTGCTCGGCGGCCAGCCCATCACGCCGCCAGCGCCCGAGACGCCAGCCATCGACGCGAGCGACCCGCGCGCGATGGGAGCCATGGCGCAGATCCTCGCGCTGGAGCAAGAGTCGCGACGCCAGCTCGAGGCGCTCTCGCAGCGCGAGCGCGAGCTCGCCACCCGCGGCGAGCGGCTCTCGGCGTGGGAAAAGGCCGAGCAAGCGAAGGCGAGCGGCAACCTTGTGGCGGCGCTCGAAGCGCTCGGCATCGATTACGAGGCGCTCACGGCGCAGATTGTCCGCGGCGACGCAGGCGCGCTCCAGCCGGCCACCGAAGAGCTGCGCAAGCTCCAGGCGGAGATCGAGGCCGTCCGCCGCGAGGCGACCGAGCGCGAGCAGAAGGCGGCCGAGCACGCTGCGACCGCGCGCGTCGAGGCGTACAAGGCGCAGGTCAAGGCGCGGCTCCAGTCCGAGCCGAAGCGCTGGGAGCTCCTCATGAGTCCCATCGGCAACGAGGGCCGCGACCCGGTCGCACTCATCGAGAGCACGATGGAGGCGCACTTTCTGGCGACGGGCGGACGCGTCGACGAGGCCACCGGGCAGCTCGTCGGAGGCGAGCGCTTGACGGCAGAGCAGGCAGCGGACATGCTAGAGGCCGAGATCGAGCGTCGTACGCGTGAAGCGGCGACAATCGGCGGGGAGAAGCTGCGGCGGATCCTTGCACTCACGGGGGCGGTCCCCCCGGCACCCTCAGCGCCACCGGTCAAGGCACCCGCTCCGACGCATACCGCGCCGGCGCCAACCACGACCACCACCGAGCTTGCGACGCGAGGCGGTGCGCCGGCCCCTGATCGGCCACGGAGCGCACGAGACTATCGCGAGGCAGGCC